TCGGGTGTGCCGAAGCCGTGGCTGTGGCAGTATTCCATTGCCGACCCTATTGCCGCTTTGGCGACTTGGCGCACATCGTCAGCATTGAAATCTGGTTCTCGCTCGTTCATCGGTCGGTATCCCTCGTAGTTGCCTCAGTTCATTCCGACTGCTCGCGGAGCGCCTTCGCGCGCCTGGCAGCCACGATCTTGTTCGCCCGTTCCCGGTCCTTGAGAACGCGCTGTATCTCTTTCGCATCTTCCTCGGACATGTCCCGGCGCAAGGCCCGGTACACCGTGGACTCCGACACATTGAACGCCTCGGCAATGTCGGCCATCGTCAGCTTCGGGTCGTTCAGCATGTTCTTGATGCCCTGCGTCTGCTTGGGCGTCAGTTTCGGCTTGCGGCCACCGCGCCGGCCTTTCTCGCGAGCCTTCTTGAGACCGGCCATCGTGCGCTCGACGATCAGATCCCGCTCGAACTGAGCAATCGCCCCAAGGACGCCGAACAGCAGCCGTCCAGCCGGGACCGTCGTGTCGATCGCATCGCCCAGGGACTTGAAAGCCACGTCCCGGCGTTCCAGCCGGTCCATGATCTTCACCAGCTCGGCGAGGGACCGCGCCAGCCTGTCCAGCTTGACGACGACCAGCGTGTCCCCTGGGCGGCATTGTTTCAGCGCGGCCTCCAACCCGGGCCGCTTCGCCTTCACGCCCGATATGTGTTCGGCGTAGATGTACTCGGGGTCGACCCCGGCCTCCACGAGCGCATCCGTCTGAATGTCGAGGTTCTGGTCCGCAGTCGAGACGCGGGCGTATCCGATCAGCATTTTCATATCCTCCAGGAAATTCAAAACCCGTGAGGATACGACAGACCATTTCGCAAGGGCAAATCGGGGATGTCGCGCTCATGCTGCGATTCCGTGTGCGTTGTGGTTGGAATTGAAAACCGCTCGGGCAAAGCCCAAAGGTGTCGCAGAACGCATATCAGCCCGTTCCGGCGACGGCGGAGCCTTGTGGATACGATCATCCGGCGTCACGTCGTCGGGGTGTTCCGGCGCGGGCATGACGAAGCCGCCACCCGTCCAGAGACAGGTTTTCTTGGTGTAGGCGTCATCGGGGCAGAGGCCGCAGTAGTGCCACGGGTGGAAGGTGTGATCCGGCTTCCGCCAGTATGTGCTGATCGTGCTGACCGGGTTTTCGATCAGGTACGGTGCGCCAAGCCGTTCAGCCCACTCCGCCGCCACCGCGAACAATTCGATAGAAGATGCCAGCTTCCGAAGGCCCTTACCCTTGAACCACCGCGCGCCCGAAACAGCCAGGTGATCGCAGGGCGGGAAGGCGGCGAAGAACGCAACCCCCTCACCGCCCATGATTCCGTCGGGTGCCCAGTATCGCGCATCCATCCGCTGATAAAGGATGCCATCCCGGTAGCCAGGTTCCGCATCCATATCAATACAGACCGCGCTGTATCCAGCGTCCACCCACGGGCGGGCCATGACCCCGGTTTTCTCGTACATGCCAACGTACCAGGTCATTCGGATTTTTCTCCCTCAGAATCGGAGGAGACTGGCAACATGGCGTCCACGTAAGACACCGCTGCGGCCCCGTGGTTGTAATCAAAGACCACCGTGCCATCGTCTCTAACATGCGTCGTGCGGATCTTCTGAACAGGCGTCATGCGCTTAATTTCGACTTCCTCTGCTAACTTGCGATAGATGTACGTCCGCGTTGCAGACATGCCGTGTCGTTCGTCAGGAAACCGATCCACGAACTTGAAAGTCGCTTCTATCGGCAAATCACGAACAATCATTTCTTGTCTCCACAAGCGGACGAATACATTTCCCTCGCCAGCGCCCGGAACTCGGCCCGCCGCGAGTGCGGGATGTACTGCGCGAGGGTGTTCATAGGAGCGCCTTCAACGCGCACTCGGTTGGCGTCTTGCCTTCGACTGCCGCGTGGAGACGCCGGAGCGCCCGTTGCAGGTAGTCCTCGGTGATCGTCTCCGCGACGAACCACAGGCCCTCGTCGTCGGCTTGCTCGTTCACTACGTCCATCGGGTTTTCCATGTCGGGCATATCCGCTCGAATTTCTACGCGTCCACGACGCGGTGAACGTCGCAGTCCAAGTCCCAATCGGGAATGTTGTGTTTCTCTGACAGGGCTTCGACGGCGAGTTCGGCCAGGAACTCGCCATCTTCCGGGGCAACCTCAAACTCGACATCCAGTCGGACGGTGATTTCTGCGCGTTTCTTCATCTCGTTCTCCAATGCTCGTTTCAGTTTTCTAAGATGTGTTCTGGGGTGATGTTGTTCATCCCAACCCCCACAACGCCAATGTCGTGACTAGTGCGATAACCGCGCTACCGCCGAGCGCCCCGCAAATGAAACACCGAATGATGTCGCGGGGCTTGATGGGGTCGTCATCATCATGCCAAACGTCCATTGAACCACTCCCTAGCCTGGTTGATAACGCGCCACGCCAATTCGATCTGGCTCTCGGTGTGGCGATCAGGGTTGCCGATAATGTATCGAGCCTGTCCGAGATACTGCGCCATGATTGCGTCGTTCATCGCCATGTCTCCGGGTTGTGAATGTCGTCTCCGTAACGCAACTCCTCAAGAATACGCTGCGTTTGCTCACTGATCTTCGTGACTTCGAGCGCATATCTGTTTTCGCCACTCCGCGTCCGACCGAGATGTTCATGCGCGATAAAGATGCGCTCGTTCTCGTGATAGCGACGGAACCAGCCTGGGGCCATGCCGGACTTGCCCTCGAAAACCGTGATCTTGCTGCCCGGCGGCGAAGTGCGAAGCCACGTTGTGAATCTGATTTCGTCAATCATTTTCCACCTCGTCCTCAAAGCCGGGGCAGAATGCAGGATGGTCGTAATCCTGATCGCCAAGGCCGCACCATTCTTCGCGGCCAAAGTCAGAAGAAAACGACTTGCAACGATATTCGCAATCTTCGCAAACGGCGTTACCCCAAACACGTTCGGGAATGTCCCACCTGTCGCGATACGGATCAGGCTTCGGCGTAGAGTCTAAAATGCGTTGAATTGATTTGTGCATTGGTTTGTCTCCTTTTGTTACTACCCCGAAACCCCGGCCACCTTTCGGCTCCGGGGATGGGGGCTATGGCCCGATTTTGATCTGGTTATTCAGGCAAGTTAGCGATGTGCAATGCTTGATCCTTATGCGTGGCGAAATGTTTGCTGCTGAAGCATTTTTTGCAGAAGGATTGCTCTGATGCTTTTTCAATCTGGTTAGTCGTGACCAGGGCGATCACATTCAGCGGACCGACCGTTGCAAGCGGTAGAATTACCGTAGGCTAAGTGATAAACTCCGGTGGATGAGCGGGCGATACGAGCGGCCATGTCGGTGTCTCCATCTGCGTTGTTGATGATTAGACCTTACCTAAGACACTTAGCTTGTAAACCCCTTTTCCAATATTTTTTTCTTCGCGTCCTCGCAGCCTTCACCGACAATGACAACGTGGTCGATGGCCTTCAGGTACTTGATCCAGTCCTTTTGATTCGGAGATAGCTTCCCGCCGGTTTCGCGCTTCATTTCGATCCAGAGCCGCCAGGCGGGAACAAACAAGTCAGGCACGCCGGAACTCACGCCTTCTGCCTTGAGCCTTCCGGCTGTGGTCTTGCTTCGAGCGCCTCCATTCGGAATCGCAAAAATCCGAACGCCGTCAAACGTCTGCCGAAACCACATGACAAACTCGCGTTGCTCTTCGTGTTCTGTTTTCACTTCCAAACCCTCCCAATCACACGATGGAACTTGCCATCTTTCTTGTATTTGATTTCGCTCGGATGCTGTCCGGCGTTCATCAGCCAGGACAGATCTTCGAGGTTCACCGCTTCGTTCGTATCAACCCCGGCGTGGTTCGCAATGACGCCGAGCGTCTGCAGTGCCTTTTGTCCGGCGTATCCATCATGGGTTACGGGGAGATACTCCGTGATCGGGTCGGAGTACATATCCTTGTAATAGGAAACCTTGAGCATTTCCTTCCCGCTGGATCGACTGATATGCTTTGACCATTGCCAATCTGTGACGGGCATTTCAATCGCATCAAGGCCCATAATGTCGTCGTCGCGAAGTTTATGTTCCGGCTCCTCACGCTCCGGGAATGCAAACCCGCAGGCCGGACAATTGAGCGCCGACAGATGCACAAGTTCATCGCAATTGTCGCAGACCTTCACCGGCATCTCGCCGGAGCCGTCGCCCGCCTTGCGCCCTGGATCAATCGCGGTGATCGGCCCATGCGTTTCCACAACGCCCGCAAAGTCCAAGACGAGGCAATAGTCGGTATGAGACTTGGGGCGCATACCGCGCCCGGCCATCTGAACGTATAAAGACGGCGACATGGTGGGGCGCAGCATGGCAATCAGGTCTATATCGGGATAGTCAAAGCCGGTGGTTAAAACATTGGCGTTCGTAAGGGCGGTGATCCGGCCAGCCTTATATTCGTTCAGGATGCGCTCGCGTTCTTTCTTTGGCGTTTCGCCTGTCACCGTCTCAGCCGATACGCCCTGCTCACGTAGGCAGTCTCGAATGTGATAGGCGTGACTAACGCCGACACAGAAAAACAGCCACGCCTTGCGATCTCCCGCAAGTCTTATGGTCTCATCGACAACGGCAATATTCTTGTCTGACTTATCGACCGCCTTTTGCAGTTCACTCTCAATATATTCGCCGCCGCGCTTATGAACGCCGTCCGTCGAAAGGCAAGCGCCGGTTATCTTGGATCGAAGCGGGGCCAGGTATCCGTGATAAATCAGTTCCTCTATGCTGACCGGCTCAATCAAGTCCGAGAAGATTGCTGGCGCGTCGGTGATAAGCCCGTGGCCTAAGCGGTAAGGCGTGGCCGTTAACCCCACAACGCGCATCGCCGGATTGATTTCGGTCAGGTCGTCAATCAGTTTCCGATAGCTGCCTTCGTTCTTGTGACTAACAAGGTGGCACTCATCAATGATGACCAGATCGACATGACCAATCTGGTCTGCGCGATTGCGAGCAGATTGGATTCCCGCGAATGTGATGGCGTCAATGTCCCGCCGGTTAAGCGATGCTGAATAGATGCCAAGCGGAGCATTAGGCCAATGCTGGCGCATCTTCTCAGCGTTCTGTTCAATCAGTTCCTTGACGTGCGTGAGCATCAGGATGCGGGTGTCGGGCCAGTTCTTCACGGCGTCCTTGCAGAGCGCCGCGACAATGTGAGACTTCCCGGAGCCGGTAGGCAAAACAAGGCACGGGTGGCCGGCGTTCTTGCCGAACCACGCATACAGTTCGTCTATGGCGCGTTGCTGGTAGGGTCTAAGCATCTACCCCACCACCTTCGCGCCCGGAAACGTGTCCTTCACGTCCTTGACCAGATCATGCGTACAGCCTGACGGGTTGGCGATAATCTCTTTGCTTGAGAACGTGTAGGCATCACCCTCGCCGTTGCGAACAGGCTTGCCGTTGATGATGTAGACAGCCTCATGCGGATTGTCTGATGCCTCTCGCTCCCACGGCACTATGTCAGGGTGCAGGACGTGGCACTCGCAGCCCTCAAGCTGGAACTCGTAAGGGATGCCGCCGCTCTCATGCCTGGCGCATGACCAAGTTCCGTCATTCTCCGCCGTCGAGAACGCGCACGTCCGACAGTTCACCTCCTGCGTTGGCTTGGCCTTGTGGCAGAAGTTGTAGGCTGGACACCACTTGCACTGATACCATGAGGGATCGCTGGAGATTGGATCGGGGATGCGCTCCGCCGACACAATGTTCCTGGCACGCTCGATAAGTTGCTCGGCTGCTGCCTTGTCGTACTCCACGCGCTCCGTATAGATGCGGTCGTCGTTCTTGCATACGGCGTAATACAGCGCCCGCGTCAATTTGCGACCGTGCATATAAATCTGCATCTGACACCAATGAATCGGCTTGGATTTATGGACGCCGTTTTTCTCCAGATCATCAAAGGACTTGAGCGCGTGAGTCTTGAACTCTAGCAGATGGCGCGTCTTGGGCGCGGTCGGAATGCCGACAGCCTCGCCGTCAATATGCCCACCGCAATGAGGCGGCATAGTCACATCACCCTGTTCGTTTTCGACCCTAACGCCAATGCGCTTCAGGTCTTCAATAATCAAATCTTCCTCACGGTGGCCGCGACGGAACAGGCGGAGAACCCGACCTGGAAACTTCTCGATCACGGCCCAACGGAAGGACAGCCAGAGCCAGCGGTCGCAATGATGACCGATGATAGAACCACCAAGATAGGGGCGCGGCGGCTCTTGCAGTTTCTCGTGGCTTTCGTCAATCTCTTGTGCTATATCTTGGAAGTTCATTGAAAGTCTCCTCTCTCCCCTGATGAGCTATAGGGGCCGGTATAAACACACCGGCCCCTATTTTTTTACCTACTTACTGGCCCACGGCGGAGCCGACGAAGATGCGGCTGACGCTGACGGTGCCGCTGACGGCATAGGCGGCTGAGAACCGTCAACCGCCCGGAACCCCTTGACCTCGTTTCCGGGGCCATACTGAGGGTCGTCCTTCACCGTCACCTTTACGGCAACGTCACGCCCGATGAACTGCTGCGGGTCAGGCGTGCCGGTCAGGCCAACGGCATCTCGAAGCTGACGCAACTGTCCGCGTCCGATCTGCTGCGCCTGTGAGTTCGGGTTGTGGGTGTTGATATTGGTGAACAACACCCGGCCCTCATGTGTCGGGCCTGTCACATCAAAACGGGTTTTGATGTACTTGCCGGTTCCGGCCTTAGTGTCGGTCATCTCCATCGAGTTGACCTTGACCGTGTACCAGCCAGCCGGGAGCGGGTCGAAGTCGCCGCCGGATGATTGATATTCTTCGTCGTCGAGATTGAAGTCGAGAAAACTCATTGATCGTTCTCCGTAATGGTAAAGGAAGGACGCCCCGGCGTCGTCGTGATTCCATCCGTAAGGGGCGCGGTGACGGACGGTGCAGCGTGCTTCCACGCTGACATATTGAGTTCCGGCTTCCACCGGAACAGGGTTGAAAGCTGCTCGGTCAAACCATGTTCGGCGGCTAGTTCCTGAACCCTATCGCTGTCAACCTTGCGATTCATTCGGCCAACCACCTTGACCGTAAAGCCGTTGGCGTCAATCGTTTTGGTCCCCTCGAAGTCGGGCGCGATGTCCAGTGCGTCAATCATAGCATCCTCAAGGCCACGGCGGCGTTCAATAGCTTCCTGTTCGGTTCGCTTGGCTTCGATCCATTCAGCGAAGATGGGTGGGTTATTATCCATCATTCACCCCCGATCTTCGCAATCATCGCACCAAGATCAGGCGACTCCCATGCGTCCAGCTTGCCGGAGCGATCCTTTGCCAGCCAGAGGCCATCGCTGTCGCACATCAACGCACGCTGCGTTACGCCTTCCGCGTCTTTCTCTACGCGCATGGCGGCGACAATATCGAAATAGTACGGGAGAGCCTGTCCGGTCTTATTGCCCGGCATCGACGGTGCGTAGAGCATACGCCCCATTTCGTCCTGCGACTTCTCCAGCTTGGCGGAGAAGAACACATGCTTTCCGGGCAGGTCACGGAACAACCTGATGGCGTCCGCCATCGTGGTCTGCATTTCGCCGTATGCCTGGCGCGGGTCTTTCGACTTCGCCTTCTCTGCGGCAAGGCAGACTTCGGCGATTTCCGAAATGCTGTCGAGCGCCACGCTGTCAAACTGCTTTGCCTCGTCGCTATCGCGGAGCCACTTATAGGCTTCGCGCAGCGTGTCCATATCCTTGATCTCAATGAACGGAAGGTTCGCATCTGCGATGGACAGCAAGCCGCCCTCTGCTGACAGGATGACGGGCTTGGGCAGTGTCGGGATAAGCGAGGTCTTGCCAGCGCCAGCCTGTCCGTAGACCAGTAGCTTGACGCCGTTCGTCTTGAATGCGCTTGTTGATTGAAGGTCAATAGCCATTGAAAATTACTCCTGTGAGAATGCCGTAAGCGGCGGGGTGAAGAACCGACCAAATCCAGTGACGGGCCGGGACGTAGGTGATGATGTGAGTCATGACTCGCCTCGCGCTGCCCACGAACGCCCCGGCGTGTGCTTCTGCTTCGTCATTGTTCTCTCTCCTAGCTAAGTGCGGTCGGACCATCCGGTTGCACTTTCGCTTTACATACTAGCTAAATTAATTTAGGTGTAAAGAGGTTTTTTCAGGAGATGGGGATACAACGTGGAGACATATGAGCAATTCTTGCGGCGTAAATCTGAAGTCGCAATTCCAACTGGTCTTGATGTTATTCCAGAATTGTCGAGTGCATTATTCCAGTTCCAGAAGGATATTGTAACATGGGCATTGCGTCGGGGCCGTGCAGCGTTATTTGCGGGCACCGGCCTTGGTAAATCATTAATGGAATTATCATGGGCTGACGCAGTTCATCGTGAAACGGGGCGCGATGTGTTACTGTTAACACCTCTGGCTGTCGCGCAACAAATGATTCGAGAGGCTGGTAAATTCGGAATAACAGCCAAGCATTGCAAAACACAATCCGATGTGACCTCTGGCATTGCGGTAACGAATTATCAAAAATTAGATCATTTTGACATTGCCCATTTTGGCGGGGTTGTTCTTGATGAGAGTTCCATCTTAAAGAGCCTTGATGGCAAAACCAGAACATCGCTGATCGACGGATTCAAGATGACGCCGTTCCGGTTAGCGGCGACAGCAACGCCCGCGCCAAATGATTACATGGAGTTGGGTAATCACGCCGAATTTCTCGGCATTATGTCGTATACAGATATGCTATCGACGTTCTTCACGCATGATGGATCATCAACGCAGAATTGGCGGCTTAAAGGTTGGGCAGAAAGCAAGTTCTGGGAGTGGATGGCATCATGGTCGGTTATGCTCCGCCACCCCCGTGATCTTGGATATGATGACAGCCGATACGATCTGCCACCATTGAAACGGCACACCCATACGGTTGATATTGAATATAAACCTGCGGGTGGTTTTCTATTCCCTATGGAAGCTCAAACTATGGCGGAAAGATTAGCTGCCCGTCGTGACACAATTTCGGAGCGAGTCGAAGCCGCAGCATTTTTGGTCAATTCAAATAATCGTCCGTGGGTATGCTGGTGCAACTTGAACGATGAGAGTTCCGCGCTGGCAGCAGCAATCCCTGATGCGGTAGAAGTTCGCGGGTCTGACAGTGAAGATCGCAAAGAGCAATGCCTTGAGGATTTTGCGGCGGGCAAAATCCGCGTTCTTGTGACAAAGCCTTCAATCGCTGGATTTGGCATGAATTGGCAGCATTGCGCCGATACTGTTTTTGTTGGGCTTAACGATAGTTTTGAGCAGATTTATCAGGCGATCAGACGGTTCTGGCGTTTCGGGCAAACAAAATCAGTTAATGCTCATTTTGTGGCGTCTGAGATTGAAGGTGCTGTTGTTTCTAATATTCAGCGCAAAGAGGCGCAGGCGGAACATATGGCGGAGCAGATGGTAGCGCATACGAAAAATTTAAGCGCAGCAAATATCCGTGGCGCAATCAGAGATACTGCATCATACAACGCTATTCACCAGATGATAATTCCAAATTGGGTCAGAGGAGACACAGCATGAAGCCCAACGTATTGACTTATGATGGCGATAAGGAAGGTCAAATCATAACCGATGATTATGCTATTTATCTCGGGGATAGTTGCGAACTGATTAAAGGCATCCCTAATGATTCAATCGGCATGTCTGTTTATAGCCCGCCGTTTGAGGGGTTGTATAAGTTCAGTAATTCTGACCGCGACATCTCAAACAACGACAGCGATTCATTCTACCAGCATTACAAATACCTCATTGATGAAATTTATCGGATTACTCAGCCGGGCAGATTGTCGGTTGTGCACTGCATGCAGTTGCCGACCAGCAAGACACGGGACGGATTTATCGGAATGAGGGATTTTCGTGGAGAGATTATCAGGCTGCATCAAGATGCCGGATGGATTTTTCATTCTGAGGTTTGCATCTGGAAAGACCCTGTAGTCGCACAGCAGCGTACAAAGTCGATCCGACTGCTCCATAAGCAAATCTGTAAGGATAGCACAATCAGCGGTCAGGGATTGGCTGATTATATCTTGGTATTCCGCAAGCCCGGAGAGAATGAAAATCCGGTTGCTGGCGGTTTCCATTACTGGATTGGCGAGGGCAATGGCCCTGCTCCGATAGACAAGCGAACGGACAAGAGCGAGGCGGATGCAAAGAAATGGTATTCCATTGAGGTCTGGCAACGCTACGCATCGCCTGTGTGGTCGGACATTCGCCAAAGCCGCACATTGCAATATCGCGGTGGACGTGACGAAAAAGATGAGGCCCATATATCCCCGCTTCAGCTTGATGTAATCGAGCGATGCATACAGCTATGGAGCAACCCTGGGGATATTGTGTTCACGCCGTTTCTCGGTATTGGATCGGAGGTGTATAGTGCTGTCGAATTAGGGCGTAAGGGTGTGGGCATTGAATTGAAGCCATCATACTTTAGGCAGGCTGTTCGCAACATTGCTGACGTAAAGCAAAATCAGGATACTTTATTCTCATAGACACAATAAGGGGATTTTTATGACCACCAAGCAGGCAATCAAACACTTCGGCAGCAAGGCCGAGGTGGCAAGGGCGCTCGGTATTACCATCGAGGCCGTCATTCAGTGGGATAAACATCCCCCGATGTTGCGGCAGTTCCAGTTAGAGAAGCTGACGAATGGGGAGTTGAAGGTTGATGGGTGACAAACAACCCCGCCACCTTTCCGCCATTGAGGCATCGCTTAACGTGGGCAGCGGGTTCATCGTGGCCTGGCTCTTGACCATTTATGTCCTGCCGCTATGGGGATATGAATACCAGTTCAGTCAGACCGTCGAGATAACGACCACCTACACGCTGGTCTCGCTCGTCAGGTCTTACATATGGAGGAGGATTTTCGCGTGAAGGCTCACCATATACACGCCGATCAGGCGACGGACGATAGCCCGTTCGTCGTGCGCGTCATCACGCCTGATAATGATATAAGGATCGTCCCGAGCCGCGCTGAGCTGTGGGCAATGTTCATTGGCATTTCAAAATATCTCGCAAAAGAGGAACGCGGTG